ACCCACCGACGGAGGTGTTATTTCTCTTCTTTTGTTATATCTGCATTAAACAGATACTCTATCTGTGTACCACCATCACCATTAGCGGTGAATTGTATACTGTTGTCCCATTCCTCAAAACCTGGAATATGCTTATCCATTTTAATCCAGATCGAAGGAGAGAACGTCTTAACTTTATCAATAAAGTCATTCTGCACGACTGTACCTGACAACAATGAGATATCCACCTCACTATTGAACAGAACAGCCCATGCATCATCAGAAAACTTAACACGATGACCGACTTTTAGATGTCGGGCATACTTGTCTGGATTTTCCATATTTGTCCTCCTAATTGTTAATTATTTCGTCGGCACCATGATGTGGTTCATCTTCCAAATTAAATGCACGGAGGTCTTCCAGTTGCATTGGTTTCCTGAAGCGGAACTCCACGAATGGATTTCCACCGCCAGGACCAATAGCTGCAATAACCTTCATGCTACCTTCATATTTTTGGATGAACCCACATAAATCACCGAAATTGGCGTCTTCCGAGACGTCAACTCTGTAGATGTATATGGTCATACTTTCTCCTGTCTTATTATTATATTATATAATCAGTTTTTCCGAAAATAAACAGATTTTAATAAAAAGGGGACTCCAGACATTTGGAATCCCCCGTTTATTTATTTATCCTCCCCATTCTTCATCATTACCGACTTTATTGATTACCGCATTATAGACGGCCGTCCACAACTCAGCATATTCACCTTCATATGCCTTGCCCCAGTCTGGATCGTCTAAAGGGATAGTTTTAGTCATCTTACCCGCCCATATATTACCTTTTAAGGTAGGGATAATATTCCCCATTATATAATCGGTAAACTTAACTACCTCATCCTCATTAAAGCCGGAAGATTTGAAGTGGTCTTTAAAAGACTTATCCATATTTTCCTCCGTTTTTATTAATTAAGGACGACCCTAGATATACTAGAGTCGTCCCATTTATTATCTATCCGTTTTTAGCGGATAGACAACCCAAACAACCTCTTCCAAGAGGGTCTGAACCTAGAAACCAATTACGGTAAAATCCAAGGATTCTTTCCGCTGGTTGTCTGATAAGACCTTCTGGGTTATCTTTCGATTTCTTACCCAAAAGTTTCTTATCAGCCGCTAATTGCTTAGCGATATTTTCTAGGTCTGCCCAAGAGTATGATTTACCATTCTCTAAGGCACCCATTATAACCAAGGCTTGTTTAGGATAACCTTGAAGATTATCCAACTTTTTAAAAGTATAGGTAGTACCTTTCGATACTTTTTCTACTTTTTTATCAACCGCTTTGGTTATATTTTTGGAAGTTGGTTGGTTTTTTATAGAATTAGTCTGTATTTCCATAATTAACCTCCAATTTCTTCTTTCTTTTTAATGGGAAGGACTAAAAATAATCCCTCACCATTATCTTTATTATATATAGAGTTTATCCGAAAATAAACTACTATTTTAGCCTATTTTAAATTAATTTAATATTAGGAGATCCGGATTGATTAAAAATCAGTTTTAATCGCGGACGCGCGCGATTTCTAATAGAGTCTTGACGGACGATTTTCGATAAAGGAACCTTAAACCAGTCGCTTTTGACACTTCGCGGAGGTCCTTAATTCGGCGCATTTCGGTCTTCGGTCCGCGGCTTTCAATCCGGTATAATTTTATACACAACTCTGGCCTCCAGTTACGCTTTACTGGCTAGCGACAAATCCTAATTGTCAGTTATACAATCATAGGCATCACCTCATAATATTGTATTAGTCTTCTATTTGTATGTCATCTGCATAAGTTTCCTCAGCGATGTGACAACTTAGATCGTGATATTCTTCACATATGTCTAAGATAGTCGCATCACCTAACTTACGCAATGACTCAGCAGTATCAGGTACTTTTAAGGTACAAGTACTCTTAAAAGTAATAACTACTTTTGCCATAGTCATCTCCTTTTGTTATATTGGATTATTCTTCGTGTAAATGATCTACGAGTTGGACTAAGCCATATTTCTTAGCTTCTTCCTCACTCAAGTCCAGATTATAGCCATACACAACACCTTGGTAAAAACCGCAGTAGTTGCAATAATGTACAACTGAGTACGCAGGTTCACTGTTATACTCAGTTAACATTTGTTTACCACAATCTGGACAAGTAGAGTCTTCAATAGAATTACTCATATTGTCCTCTTATTGTTGGTGGGACGTCCATGTCCCGGTTTATTATCCTTACTTGTTAGCGTTAGCTAGATCAAGTTTGTAGTGTATGCCACTAAACAAACGTTGTCTTTTAGGACCCTCTGATTTTTTAAGATCAAAGTAGTACTTAAGACAAGCTTTAGGTGCTAAACGGTACTTGTCAGAGTAACCATCTATACCACCCTCAGCATGACGTTTGTTGAGCTCATCAAGGTACTTCCAAAATGCCGTGATAGACATAGTCGTATCAGACATTCCGTCAGCCTCAATAGTCTCCCAAAGCTTGATAAGTTGGTAAGGAACGAATTCCAAACTCATCTTACCAGAAGCCTTGAGAGAACTAGCGCTCACAAGCTCGATCGAACCAACACCAGACTTAGCGTAAATTGCCAGTTTCATAGTGTTATCTCCGTCGATAATTATACTAGAGGTCCTATTACTAGGTCCTATTCCTCTAGCTTACTTAATTGCTCAAGAACATTCTCTTCTTCTGGATTAAGAGAAGAAAGAGCCTCTTCAAGAGCGATGAGCTCTTTTAATAGCTCATCAATGTCATTTATCATGACACACCTCCTGCTTACGCGTTATGGTTATAATTCTAGATGATAAGAACGTATTGTCTTACCAGTTACCGTCTATAACATCTTGAACGAGTTTATAGACTTCATATACTTCTTCATACGTAAGTTCGCTAGGCTTACGAATGCAGACAGTATACTTGGAATCAGGTACTCTCTCATGTAAAAGGTCAAGAGCCTGCCTTAGTTTAGTTCTAGGATCCGCCATCTCTTCTTCCTCCCGGCTTATCGCCTATGGGCCTCTTCCCTGAGGACTTGTACTATTAAATGTAATGTCGTACGAACATGATCTTCTTATCTTCATCAATACGCTCGATGTAGACCTTCCAATCACGTAAGACAGACTGTATCTGGTATAGCGCCAAGCGTTCATGCACTCGGACTACATAACCAGTGTCAGTTATTATCTTCCACATGTTTATTACCTCTTATTTTTGTTGTTTTAACCTAAAGGGCCCCGGGGGGCATTATTAAGGATTTCATTTATTCTTCTACTAACCCAGTTTTTGGGGAGGGGATCTTTTTGACTTCTGACAAAATCCGTAAAATAATTGTACAAATTCCGAAATAAGTGTTATAAATACTCATATGGCAAATGGTGGCAAAAGACCTGGAGCTGGTAGACCAGCAGGGTCAAAGAACAAGAGGACTCAGGAAATCCAAGATCGGTTAGACGACCTTGGCGTAGACCCTATTGAAGGTTTAGCAATGATTGTTAAAGACCCGAACAATAGTTCTGAGTTAAAATTTCAATGTTTAAAGGAGCTAGCACAATACGTCGCGCCGAAGCGTAAAGCTGTCGACGTGAACCAAGTGTCAACAGGAGAGATGACAATCGAGGTTGTCAAATTCTCAGACGATTTTGAAGATCAGAATACCACATAATTGGAAACCAAGAGACTATCAACTTCCACTTTGGAAGTTCTTAGAGAAAGGTGGCAAACGGGCTGTAGCAGTATGGCACCGTCGTGCTGGCAAGGATTTATGTTCCATTAACTGGTGTGCAGTATGCGCGTTAAAGCGTCCAGGACTATACTGGCATCTCTTCCCTACCTATAACCAAGGACGAAAAATAGCTTGGGACGGTATGACCAGGGACGGTCGTAAGTTCATTGACCACTTTCCAGAAGAATTAGTAGCAGCAAAAAATAATACTGAAATGAGATTAACCTTGAAGAACGGTTCAATCTATCAGGTTGTCGGTACAGATAACGTTGACAGGTTGATTGGAGCCAATCCTGTAGGTGTAATCTTTTCAGAGTACTCGGTCCAAGACCCACGGGCCTGGGATTATATCAGACCTATCCTTGCAGAAAATGAAGGTTGGGCTGTGTTTATCTATACAGCTAGGGGCCGTAATCACGGGTATGAACTGTATAGTATGGGACGTAAAAATGAGAAATGGTTTAGTCAGAGTCTGTCGATCGACGATACACGGGCTGTGACCCAAGAGGCAATTGACGATGAACGCGACGCTGGAATGCCTGAGGAGATGATCCAGCAAGAGTTCTATTGCTCATTCGACGCTCCTTTAGTCGGGTCGTACTATGGTAACCCAATGGCAAAAGCTCTGGCCGATAAGCGAATTGTTAAGGTACCGTACGATCCGCTATTGGACGTGCACACCGCCTGGGACTTAGGTATGGGAGATTCTACTAGTATTATCTTTTACCAAACTGTCGGTTCTGAGATCAGGCTTATCGATTACTATGAAAATCAAGGGGAAGGCCTAGCTCACTATATTAAGACATTGAGAGAAAAGGACTACGTTTATGGGGAACATATAGCACCGCACGATATAAAAGTTAGGGAGATGTCAACTGGGAGGTCTCGTTTAGAATCTGCCCGAGATTTAGGAATCAAGTTCCGTGTCATTCCTAACCTTAGAATTGAAGACGGGATTGAAGCCGTAAGAACCATATTACCTAGGTGTTACTTTGACGAGGACAAATGTGCTCACCTTGTAGAAGCTTTAAGACAGTACCGTAAAGATTTTGACGAGAAGAATAAGTGCTTTAAGGATAGACCCTTGCACGATTGGTCTTCTCACCCGGCCGATGCTATGAGGTATCTGGCCCTAGCTATTAGAGATAGACAGAATAGTAAGATGAAGAAGCTACCTAGACAAGCAGACCAGGAGTATCAGATATTAGGATAAGAGAATTTATACCCACGGACGTACCTCAAATGATTGCTTTGGGAGAGAAAATGCATGCAGAGTCTAACTTTAGAGACCTAGACTTTGATAAGGAAAAGCTTAAAAATTTAGGCTGGCACGTAGTCAATGGTGAAGATCGTTACTTTGCTTGTGTAGCAGAAGATGAAAATAATTGTATATTAGGTATGTTCGTTGGGCTAATAACAGAGTATTATTTTGGTAATGACCTTATGGCATCCGATTTATTGGTATATGTCGATAAGTCTAAAAGGGGAGCCATGGCGTCCGTAAGAATGTTTAAGGAGTTTGAAAAATGGGCAAAAAGAAAAAACGCAAAAGAGGTAAGGCCGGCTACTAGTACCGGTATCGAAATTGAGAGGACCAAGAAATTGTATACACATTTAGGATATGAAGTTTCAGGTAATACCTTTAGGAAGGTGCTTTAATGTGCGGCGGCGGAGGAGGTTATACTCCACCCCCACCACCACCTCCAGCTCCTCCACCTAAAAAGGCGGAAGTGCAAAAACCAGTTGCAGATTATGCAGCTATTGAGCGTAAAGCAAGAGGTAGACAATCTACGTTAATGACTGCTGGTAAAGCTCAAGGTTTAGTAGGTATGGAAAATATTCAGAAAAAGAGATTAATGGGAAGTTATACTGAGACCTAATGGAAAAGAAAGTAGACCACATTATTAAGCGTATGGGTCAATTAGAATCGATGCGTACAACCTGGGAGCCACTCTGGCAGGATTGTACTAACTTTGTCAATCCAAGACGTGGTGACTTTTCTATTGAACGAGGTAAAGGAGATCGTACACGTTATGACTTAGTGTTTGACTCTACAGCACCTTTAGCAAATGAACAGTTAGCTTCTGGTTTACATGGCTTTCTTACATCAAGTTCTGAGAATTGGTTTAGTTTACAAATTCCAGCTATGGATGATGTCTTACCACACTCAGTAAGAAACTGGTTACAAGGTACAACTGAAACATTATTTGATGATGTATTCAATGCAGCTGGTGGTAACTTTACTACGGCAGTTCATGAATTATACTTAGACCTTGGTTCGTACGGTACAGCAGTTATGTATGTTGAAGATAAAGCCGGTGGTCCTATAAACTTTAGAACGTACCACTTAGCAGAGTGTTTTATTGCTGAAGATTCAGAACATAAGGTAGATACACTGTATCGTAAGTACAAACATACAGCAAGACAACTAGTACAATTATATGCAGATAGACTACCACAAAAATTTATAGAGAATTCATACAAACAACCACACCAAGAATTTACATGCATACATGCAGTCGAACCTAGAGACTCTTATGGTCCTGGTTTAAAGAGTGCAACTGAACTACCATTTAGTAGCTGTTATGTACTAGTTGAAGAAAAGATATTATTAGCTGAATCAGGATTTAATGAATTTCCTTATATGGTCCCTCGCTGGTCCAAAACTGCTGGAGAAATATACGGAAGGTCTCCAGCAATGACTTGTTTACCAGATATTCGCATGGTAAATGAGATGACTAAAACCGTTATTAGGGCAGCTCAAAAAGCAACTGATCCACCCCTTTTAGTTCCTGATGACGGTTTTATGTTACCACTTAGAACAGTTCCAGGTGGTTTAAACTATTATCGTTCTGGTACACAAGATAAGATTGAGCCTATTGCTAATGCAGTAAGGCCAGATATTGGTTTAGACTTTATAGAAACTAGACGTGAACATATACTTAAGACTTTCCATGTTGATTGGTTACAAATGAGACAAGACGGTCCACAAATGACCGCAACAGAAGTATTACAACGTCAAGAAGAGAAAATGAGGTTGTTAGGACCGATGGTTGGTCGTCTACAAACAGAATTCTTAGGACCTTTAATTGATAGAGTATTTGCTATCATGGCTAGAAGAAATGCTATTCCAGCAGCACCACCTGAAATACAAGGTCAGGCGCTAAAAGTAGAATATGTATCTCCTGTAGCTCGTGCTCAAAAAGCTCAGCAGATCTTTAATTTTAGCAGGTTCTTAGAACAGATGATACCGTTGGCACAAGTTAAACCTGAAATATTTGATAACTTAGATGCTGATGGTGCATTCAAATGGGCGCATGGTACGCTTGACGCACCTATCGAAACTTTGTTAGATGATGAAAGTGTTGCTATGATGAGAGAACAAAGACAGCAACAACAAGAAGCTATGGCACAAGCAGAACAAGCACAGCAACTTGCTGGAGCTGCTAAAGATGCCAATGCGGCAGGACTACTAGGTGGCGAGGAAACCTAAACTAAACGAATTACACGATTCTTATCGCGCCGTGTTCAACACCAAAGACGGTGAGCGCGTGCTAGAACACCTAAGTAAGGTATGTTTCTTAGATGTAACATCCTTTACTCCAGGTGACCCACACAGTACATCTTTTAAAGAAGGACAAAGAAGTATTGTACTACAAATCCTGAAGTTCATTGAACGCGATCCGAAGGAAATATTGCGATTAGTCGCAGGAGAAACTTATGAGTGAAGAGGCAACAGGGTCCGCTGAAGCTGCTACAGAAACAGCTGTAGAGTCATCAGTCGATACGGGGAGCTCGGTTGATTGGAAAAATGCATTACCAGATGATGTTAAAACCGATCCGAGTCTCGCTGATATTAAAGATGTAGGAGGACTAGCAAAGTCTTATATACATGCCCAAAAAATGGTAGGTACTGATAAAATAGCTTTACCAACTGAAAATGCAACACCTGAAGAAATGAATACTTTTTATGATCGTTTAGGACGACCTAAAGAATATGAGTTTACTAAGGCTGAACTTCCAGAAGGCATGGACTATAATGAAGACATGGAAAAACAAATGAAAACTCTTATGCATTCAGCTGGTTTAACAAATAAACAAGCTAATGACTTAAATAACGGTTATTTGAAATATATGTCTGAACAATTTACTAACCAAAAAACTGCTGATGAAAATCAAAAAGCAGAATGGTATAAAACACTAAAAACTGATCTAGGTAAAGCATTTGATGAGCAAGTAGACCTTTCTCAACGTGCTGCTAGAGAACTTGGAGGTGACGATTTTTTAACATGGCTAGATAATACTGGTCAAGGGAATAATCCTATGTTTGTTAAAATGTTTGCAAAAGTAGGCCAGATGATGGCTGAAGCTGGAGCAGAACCTGGCAAACCTCAATCTTTTGAGATGACGCCGGACTCTGCTAGAGCGGAAATTGCACGTTTACAAAGGGACCCTAATTTCATGGAGCAATATAATAATAAAGAGACTGACGGGCATAAAGAAGCCGTTAAGAAGTTTGGTCGTTTATTTGAGTATGCTTATCCTGATACAGAGGTGTCAACTTAGATAAATACAGGATATAATCCGGATTAACGGGTAGCTCACAGAGTCCGTAACCGAGACCCAGGTATAGGGTAGTAGTGGTCCGAAAGGGCAACCATTGCGATAAGTTTAACTTTTGAAGGAGGACAATTATGTCAGTTCAAATTACTACCGCTTTTGTGCAACAGTACAAAGCGAATGTTGAACACCTCTTGCAACAAAAAGGTTCGCGCCTACGTCCATTCGTAAGAGTCGAGTCTCAGAACGCTGAGTACGAGTTTTACGACAGAATAGGTGCTACTAACGCGCAAGAAGTGACTGGTCGCCATCAAGATACTCCACTTATCACAGTACCACACGATAGAAGACGTGTCTCACTACGTGACTTTGATTGGGCGGAATTGATTGATAGAACCGACCGAATCAGATTGTTAATCGATCCAACTTCTCCATATGCTCAAAACGCAGGTTTTGCATTAGGTAGAAAAATGGATGAGATTATAATCGCAGGTGCTTTTGGAACAGTTTACACTGGTAAAACTGGAGCTACATCTGTTACTTTCCCAGCTTCACAACAAATTGCTGTGAACTATGTTGAAAGTGGCGGTGCTACAAACTCTGGTTTAACTATTGGTAAACTTAGAAGAGCAAAACAAATATTAGACCAAAACGAAACAGATCCATCAGATCCTCGTTACATCATTTGTACAGCAAAACAAATTAATGACTTGCTACAAACAACTGAAGTAACTAGTGCTGATTTTAACTCTATTAAAGCTTTGGTACAAGGTGACGTTAATTCGTTCATGGGCTTTGAGTTCGTTAGAACTGAGCTCGTCGAAACAGATGCTAGCTCTTATAGAAGAGTTATTTGCTACTCAAAATCTGGACTATTGCTTGCAGTAGGTGCAGATATAAATGTAGACATCGGTCCTAGACGCGATAAACGTAATTCAACTCAAGTTTACTGTTCAGCTTCATTCGGTACAGTCCGTATGGAAGAAGAAAAAGTACTTGAAATTAAATGTGCAGAATAGGAGGTAGACAATGGCTGTAACAACTCAGAAATCAACAGAGTATACTAATAGCACTGCAGATCCTATTACTACTCAAGCAAGACCGGATGAAATGCATGGGAGATTAAGAATTATGTTCTTTACTCATGACCAAGACGGTGCTGGAGACGCAACTTCTAGTGTAGCTTTAGGTAAGCTACCAGCTGGACGTGTGCGTGTCTTGACTTCTCTATCAAGAGTATATTGTAATTGGACTACAAGTTCAGCTACATTAGACCTTGGTTTTGATGCTTATACTAATGCGGATGGAACTGCAGTAACTGCAGACCCTGACGGTTTAATTGACGGTTTATCTGTTGATACTGTTGGGTACTTCACATTAGAAGGAGCGCTAGCTGGCCTTAAAGCTACTGGCGGTACTTATACGTTTGACAGTAAAGACGGTGTTGTGATTAGAGCAACATCACAAGATACTGCAATCGCATCAGGTGATGACCTTGTAGGTTATCTAATCTATGTTATAGATTAATATAAATAGGGGAGCCTTCGGGCTCCCCGCTTGGAGGTAAAATGGCAACAGCATCAGCAGACATTAATATCGTAAACAGAGCTTTAACTTTGTTAGGTGTTAATACAATTACTGCTTTAACTGATTCAGATAAGGCAGCTTCTACAGCTTCTGTATTATGGGATGATACAAGAGCCGCAGTTTTTAGGGCACATCCTTGGAACTGCTTAACAAAAAGAGTAGCATTATCAAAAGACTCATCATCACCAGCTTATGGTTATGATAACAGATTTCAATTACCAGCAGACTTTTTAAGACTTATACAATTAGAAAATGCTACGGATAACTATCAGATCGAAAACGATTTTATTCTATATGACGGAGATACACTTAACGTACAATATCTAGCCCTAGTTACTGATGTAACTAAGTATGATACACTATTGATTGACGCACTTGCTGCTAGGTTAGCGGCTGAATTAGCTCAACCACTACTACAAAGTTCTACAGCAATGGACCAAATGTGGAAAATGTATGAAATGAAACTTAAAGAAGCTAGATACGTTGATGCTCAAGAAAACTGTCAAGATGTAGTCGATGCAGATTACTGGATAGATTCAAGAGGTGGTTTATTACGTCCTAATATAGAAACACCGCCAAGGAGTTAGAGTGGCAAAAGTTACGCCAATACAAACTAACTTCACAGGAGGAGAAATTACTCCTAAAATGCATGGTCGTGTAGACCTGCAAAAGTATGGTGCTAGCTGTAAAACCCTTAAAAACTTTATTTGTTTTCCTCACGGTGGAATTGTCAAAAGATCAGGTACACGGTTTGTAGCTGAATGTAAAGACAGCGCAAACACTAAGAGACTTATTCCATTTGTATTTAGTACTACACAAGCTTATATATTAGAGTTTGGTAATGATTATATAAGGTTCTACCGTAATGAAGGACAAATTTTAGACTCTGGTTCAGCGTATGAAATATCAAGCCCTTGGGGCGAAGAGTATTTAGATGGACTATCATTTACACAATCAGCAGATATTTTGTATGTAACTCACCCTGAATTTAAACCTAGAAAAGTAACAAGAACCGGCCATACTACTTGGACTGTAGCTGAGTTCGATCAAACAGACGGACCGTACCTTGATCAAAATACATCTGCTACAACTATGACTCCTAGTCATGCATCAGGTTCAAGTAGAACAATTACAGCAAGTGTCAGTACTTTTGCTAGTACAGATGTAGGAAGATTAATAAGGTTAAAACACAGTAGTACTTGGGGTTATGCTAAGGTTACTGGATTTACTTCAGCGACCGTAGTTACAGTCACTATTTTAAGTGATTTTGGTGGTACAGGTAGTACAACTGATTGGAGACTAGGTGCTTGGTCAGATACTACAGGTTGGCCAACATGTGTTACATTCTATCAAGATCGATTATTCTTTGCTAATACTACAAATCAACCAAACACAGTATATAGTAGCAAGTCTGGCGACTTTGAAAACTTTGCACCTACAGCTACTGACGGTGCAGTTACCGATGACTCAGCCTTAGTATTTACACTAGCAACAAGTCAAGTAAATGCAATACGCTGGATGCAGGGTGCAAGACAATTACAATTAGGTACATCAGACGGACCATTTCTCATGTCATCAGGATCTGATAACTTAGCGCTAACACCTACAAACGTAACAGTAAATAGAGAAACATCAGATGGTGTAGCAGCTCAAATACCAGTAACTGCTGGACGTGCTACACTTTTTACGGATAGAAATAAATTAAGAATTAGAGAGCTAGCTTATAAATATGACATTGACGGTTTTGTAACACCAGACCTATCATTAATAGGTGAGCATATTACATCAGGCTCTACAATAAAAAGTATTTCTTATGCAAGGTCTCCTAATAATTTAGTGTGGGCTTTGTTAGAAGATGGTGGTTTAAGATGTATGACTTACGAGAGAGAACAAGATGTTGTAGCTTGGCATAGACATATACCAGGAGGTATTTTTGGTAGTTGCACAGTAACTGTAACAGATTACGCTAACATAGCAAACAATTCAAAACTAGTTTTAACAAAATCAGATGGTACAACTACAACCTTTAATTCTGCTACATCTTCTACAACTGGAAAATTTCATAGTACAACTAGTAATAACCAAACAGCTACAAACTTAAAAACGTTAGTAGATGCGGACTCTGATTTTACAGCAACTGTTGCTAGTAATGTAGTAACTATAAAAGAAACATCAAGAGCAGGTGCTAGTCCTTTAACAATTACAACAGGTGATTCTACAAGACTAGCTATAACAAGTCAAGCAGAAGCTAAGGTGTTAAGTATTGCAGTTATACCTACAGCAACTGAAACTGAAGATCAGCTTTACATGATAGTTGAAAGAACAATTAATGGAGCTACAAAACACTACGTAGAATTTTTAGAAGAAATATTCGATACAAACGAAGGTAAGTCAGTTAGTAACGCTTTCTTTGTTGATTCAGGTTTAACTTATACTGGTACCTCTGCTAATAGTGTATCAGGTTTAACTCATTTAGAAGGTGAAACAGTTCAAGTATTAGTTGATGGTGCAGTACACCCAAATAGAACTGTCTCGTCAGGTGCTGTTAGTTTAGCTAGTTCTGGTACTGAGATTAGTGTCGGTTTAGCGTATCAAGGTAAGCTAGTAACCTTAGACCCTGAAGTACAGACAGAAACAGGAGCGTCACAAGGTAAGGTAAGACGTATTGAACGAGCTACGGTTAGAGTTGTAGATACCTATAACCTTAAAATTGCAGCTGAAACATTGCCACTTGAAGAATTAGATTTTAGAGATACTGGAGGCTTAGAAGCAGTACCATTTAGAGAAGGCGCTCAGTCTATGGACACAGTAACACTATTTACCGGGGATAAGAGAGTATTGATTTCTCATACTCCAGATCGTAAATTTAACCTAGTTGTACAGCATGACCAACCTCAGCCTTGTACAGTTTTAGCAATAATGTATGCATTGGTGGTGTCCGATCGATGATAAATAGTCTATTATTACGAATTATGGAGGTTTACTTATGTGCGTAACAGCTATGGTAGCTATGACAGTTGCTAGTACGGGAATAGCTATTCACGGTCAAAGACAGCAAGCTAAAGCAGCTAAAGCTCAAGCAGAATATAATGCTCAAGTAGCTGAAAATAATGCAACTATAGCTAGACAAAATGCTGAATATGAAGCTGATAGACATGATGACGGTGTTAGAAGATTATTAGCTAGTATGAGAGCTAGTCAATCTGCTACTGGTGTAACTAGGACAGGTACTAGTTTAGATTTACAACTTGATCAAGTATCACAAGCTGAAATGGACAAATTAGAAATATTATATACTGGTGGTATAACAGAACAAGGCCATAAGCAATCAGCTAGTAGTCAAAGAGCGATGGGTGAATATCAAGCATCACAAGCTAAAGCTAATATAGGTACATCATTATTGACAGGGGCATCAGGAGTAGCAGGAATTTATACTAAAACTGGCGGTGATTTAGGTTTATTTAATAAACAAGGAAGAAAGAGGTTATTTGGAGAATGATACAAGTACCAGGAACAACACAAGTAATTAATCAACCAGAAGCAGATGTAGACTTAGCTAAGACTTGGGTTTTTGGTAAGTCAGCAGAGTTAAGCTCTATGAATGATGAGCATTCTAATCAAATGATGGGGCAAATATCAGCTTCAAATTATATGAATGACCTAAGCTACATGGATGGTTCAAACCCTAATACTTATACTAACCAAAAGAAAAATTATATAGATCAGTTATTAGCGGATGAAAGGTTTACTCCACCTAACCCATTAGCACAAGAACTTTGGGGTCAGTATACGCAAGCATTTAAACAAGACCAAGTTAATAAAGCTATTGCTGTAGAGTTACAACCTAGAATTCAAGCTAGAATTAACCATATTAGTAAAGGTGTAGAAATGCATTCTGACAGCATTAAAAATAATCCTGAACTATATAATGAAAAAATGGAAGAGTTTAATCTTGTTATGGGTGATAATAATAGTATTATACCACCACAACAAGCAAATACATTAAAACAACACACCAAAGAAATTTATAAAAGCTCTTATATGCAAGGTATGGTTAAGCTTGATCCAAAAGCATTAATGATGGAAATAACATCAGGCAAGCACAACGATTTAGATAATAAAATGGTAGATAAGTTTTATCAAGGTGCTCTATCAAACTATATATTAACAAGTAAACGTGATATTGAAACTATAGCGGAACTAGTAAACGTTGAGTTAGATACTATATTAGAAAATGGAGGAGATTTAGGTAGTACTAGACTAGCAAGCTCTGATATTAGTGCTATTTCTTCAGATGAAATGTTATTAAAGCTTACAGTACAAAGCGATTGGTATTCAGACGTTAGTTTAGAAGAAGTAGACGGTAAATGTTATTTAATAAATAATAATACAAGTTTAGATAAGGCTTTAAATAACCAAGATGCTGTGCCACTTAAAAATGTTGCACAGGGTAAAAGAATATTAAAACAACTTAAAAGGATGTTTGGATGAAGATAGCTACATACAAAAGAAGTACTTCAAGTAGATTACCTAGAGGTACAGGTTTTACTGCAGCACCTAGTATTAGAGTTAGTTCTTCAGCTAATCTGGGAAATGCTATATTAAAACTAGGTAGTCAATTTTTAGATATAGGGGCAGAAGCTAAAAAATACTCGGAGGCTGGGGCGGCTGTTGAATTACTAAGTGCACAAATGGATAAACAAGATTTCATTCAAGAATATTCAAGAGACATTCTAGATTTAGAAAAAAGTATGCTTGATTCTGGTGGTGATTTTTTACAAGGTTCTAAAGACTTTCAAAGTAAATATGGTCTTTCTTTTTCTAGTCCACAGTCAATGGAATTAGCCATAAGACATATGAAAAAAAGATTAGACCAAAAAGTAAACGATCCTCATGGTTACTTACTTTCTAAACCAGGTGTATCAGAAGCTCTTGCAGACCTTGACCCTAAAGATGAACTTTACCATGATACATTTGAACAATATGCTGCTTTATATAATACACCAGTAGAGTCAGCAGGCTTTGACAAAGTTCAAGTAGGTGAGTTTGTAAGCCAATGGAATGCTACTGGTAATGATGATAAGCATATGTTTTTGACACAATTAGAACAAGAATATGGTACTGATTTAAGCCAAAGAATACTAGACATTATGAATAGAACTGGTAACGCAAAAGATTTATCAATATTAGACGCATATGCTATGACTTTTGTAGATCCTTCTACAGGAGCAATTCAGTCTGAAAAAGTTAGGATATGGTATGAAAGTACATCACGTTATGGTAACAAAGATAATTTTGCAGCTGCAAAAGTAGAATATGAATCTGATGCAAAAAACTTACAAGAAGATACGAATAAGATATTATATGACTCTAACTTTTTAATAAGTATGTTTGGTACAGATGACCCTGACGAAGGTCATTGGGATAAAAAAGTAAAACACCTGTTACTACTTTATAAGGACTCACCTAATCCGAGAAAGATAGTAAAAAATTACCTTACAGAGAATAAAGATCTTATAAATAACACTACAGGAAAACTATTACTCGATGAAGTTCATTTAAACAGTAGAAAAGGTGTTGATCTTCAAGCAATTAAAGACTTTGTTCAGAATTTCGACCATTGGGACTTTAGTGGTCATAATTTTAAGTATAACCTTAGAGAATATTTAATACAACAAGGGAACTACCAAGTAAGAGGAGATGATGATCAGTTGGACGCTGATCATTTTCGTGATACTGTAAGGTTAGTTAATTCACGTAATATGAGAGATGGTATAGCTCTTGAAGAAAGAACATCAGATGGTATTTATAAACCTAAACTTGGTAAAAACGGTGAACAGTTATATATACCTTTTGAAGTATTTACCCGTGAGTTTAATATGAACACTATTGGCTTCTCTCCAAAATCAGGGTACTAATGAACTTTACTAAGAAAAAAATAACACATGTAACAACAAGCGGGTATGGAAATTTATTTTCTGTTTTCGATCAACCATCTGCTAGCGCTGTAACTAGAGCTGCTATAGATTCAGGTTTCCAGTTTTTACCAACATCAGCTATAATTAGAGGGTATCAAGGAGTTAACTTAGATATAGCAGAACAAAGGTTAATTAAAGATCAACCACTAGATGAGGATTTTACTAACTATTTAGTAGGTTTAGATAGAACTGAAAAATCAGATACTTTTAAAATGATGACTAATGCTGAAGCTCAGCAAGCAATAAAAGATTCTGGTTTAGAAGAGCAATTAGAAGTAGAAGATGTTATCTCTAACGTAAGGTTAAATAATCTAATTTACCAGAAAAAAAGAGAAATACGTAATAATAGAATAATCAGCAGAGCTAAAGGTAGTAGGTTTGCTAAAGGAGTAGCTTTACAAATAGCTACAGGATTTATAGACCCGATCAATATACCATTAGCCGCAGTAGCCGTTCTAAACCACCCGTTTAAATTAGCCAAAGCTCTTTCAGGTGCAGGTAAGGTCCGTGCTTCAGCTGCTCTAGGTGCTTATGGTGGTGCTGTAGGTACAGCTATCGCGGATATTCCTGTTTACTTTCAAACTCAACAAGAGCAATTAGATTATGATTTAACAGATTGGGGAGTTAATATAGTAGCTGGTGGTATTTTTGGTGGAACAATAGGTACTGTTGCAGGATTTATTGGTGCTGATTTTAGGTTAAATAATGCAACTTATTCTAGGTTATTAAGAGATGAGATGGAAGCGTCTGGTTTAACTTCAAGAACAGATAAACTTGCAGAAAAAATAGCTCCTCCTAAAAAACTTATAGACGATAAAAATAAACAAGTTAAGATAGCAAACCTTGTACTTAAGAATGATTCAGATGATACTAGACATAATAAAATAACGCTTGCTCAAAAAGCATTGGAAGAAGGAGAGCAGTTTGATCCTGAAATATTAGACTTTGCTAAAAATATGGAAGATGTTATATTAACACAAGACCTTCTTAGAGATGCTAACCTTTTTAAAAATAGTGAAAATAGGATTAATAAGAGACGTAGAGAAATAAACGAAACATTTAATAAGGCTATGAAAAATGGAGAGATTTGGGATGAGACAGGCGAATATGCAGGAAACTTAGGTGTTTTTATTAGAGTTAAAAGACCTAGAATACAAAACCCAGATGAAGCTATAGCCTTTTTAAGAGCTCAGAAAAAAGAAGCTTTAGCACGTAATACCGCTGAAAGAAAAAGAATTTATAACAAAAAATCAAAACTACAACAAAAACAAATTAAAGCAATAATACCACTCCTTAACGCTATAGATAACTTTAATTCAGTTACTAAAATCACAGGATATAAAGTAACCGTTGAAGATATTATAAGAGGACTTTTTAAAAAGACAACAAATAAACCTAAAGATCTGTGGGGAGCGCACGTCTTAGGTTATGAAAAGAGAGCAAAAAAACTTGGCGTACTTAACAAACAATTTGATGAAAAAGTTGGTAAAAAAGTATTTAGAGGAGAGTATGACGAAGCACTAGAAGTAAGACGTCAAATAGAACAAGTTAATCTAACTAAAAGAATTCAAGCTCAAAACAAAGTGGAAGGTTTATTAGATTCACTAGCTAAAGAAGGTCTTAATAAAGATGAGCTTTTAGCTATGTTTAATAATAATGATTCATACTGGGCTACTAAACCCATGTCTGAAAAAAGAGAAACGATGTATGCTAAGCTTGCTGGTTTACACCAAGAAGGAAAACGGGCAGAAGCTGATAGAGCTAGAAAACTGATCCAAAAAGAAACTGACAAAGCTGATGCTATTAGAAAAAACCTAGAAGAACCTATGGCTGTGTGGGATAAAGAAGGTGTCGCGGGTTTAGAAAAATATGTTGAAGATAATTTAAAGGATGTCACTGCAGAAGATATTATGGAAGAATATTTACGAGCACTAAATAGGATTAATACTGTGAAAACAAAAGTACTGTCTAAAGAGCCTTTAAAAAATGCTTTACGTAAAGCATTTAATTGTGCTAGGAGAAAATAATGAGTAAGTATGATTCTTGTTCAAAAGAAATAAAAAGTATTATTATACAAGGAATAAATGAGTCAATAAAAAGCCTTAAAGCTGCTCAAAAGAATATTGCAAAAACACCTGAGTCAAAAGAACTTCTAGGCACAATTCCACATGATATAACTTCTGCTGAAAAACTAGCTTTAGCAGACGAAATAGAACGACAAATTGCTAATAAATTATTTCATCGACGCGATAGAGTTAAGTTAGATGAAGTGGACGATGCAGAACTAATAGATGAAATACTAAAAGAAATTGAACAAGCAGAGTTACTTGCAAAAACAAATGCTATTCAAGATACACAAAAAATTGCTGAAGATATGACTCAACTAGAAAATTCAACAAATTACTCTAACTATATTATAGGTAAAATAATAGGAACATATGGTAAAGGTAAAAATAAATATGGTTCTAAACTTGCTGTTGATAAAATGCAAGAAGAAGAAGCAGGAAAAAGATCAAACAGATTAATAGAAAGACTTAAACATGATGGTGTGCTTGATTTTGCAAACCAAGTTAAAAATAATAAGTTTGTATCACAAGCAGGATTTTCATACCTTAAAGATCGAAACTATAAACCAGGTATAGCTGCAAATGAAGCTGCTGGATTTAAAACCGCAAAAATTTATATAGAACATTGGGAAGCTAACCAAGCTATGGCAGTAAAATACGGCGCTGCTCCTAAAAGAGCTGAGGATAATTTTGCAGAAATATTCGGCTATAATAGACCAGACCAATCAACCATTTTACGAGAAGATGATTTTGATACGTTTTATAACAATGTTTCAGAGCTATTTGACTTTGAAAATGAAAGACTAGTAACTTCAGATGGCAAAATTGTTTCAGGTGATGAACCAGATCTTAAAATGCAATATATTAGAGAGGTACACCAAACTATTAAAGAAGGTAAAAATATTATTTATAATGGACAAAGTGTGGGTTTTGGAGACGCTGGTAATACTGGTTTTGTTACAAAATTAGCTAATGTTATGGCGAAAGCTTTTAGGGGTAAAAATAACCCTGCCGCAAAACTATCAATGCCTAGCCAGTTTAAATTTAAAAATTTTGAAGCTGCTGAAACTTTTAGAGAATTATATATTAAGAGAGATATAAACCAAGCTATTCTTGACGGTAACAAATATTCAGCACATAATACTATCCTACTTAGAGAACTAGGAACAAACCCAATGAACCATATGCAACAGCTTGTTAAATACGGTAGAAAACTTATTCATAAAGAGTTAGATAATAAAGGTATATCTAAAAAAAGAAAAGAAGATTTAGAAGGTCAGTTAGATGAGTTAGCAACTACGGGAAATGAAACATTACCGTCTGCTCTAAACAGGTATATGTCTGAAATAGACAATACGGCAAATAGGGTTCGAGGTTCTGGAACTGTGGCACAAATTGGTCGTGGTATTAGAATAGGAGAAGCTGTTAGAAGTTTAGGAATGTCCTGGGTTTCAGCCTGGTCAGATTTAAGTTATCAAACAGCGGCTTTAGGTAACGTTTTTGAAAACATGCCTTTAGGAGAAAGGTTTTTTAGAACACTAGGTAACTGGTTTCCAAAACAAAAAAATAGAGAGTTTATGAGAGCTTATGGACTAGGAGCCATAGCTACTAATGGTGCTTATTTCGAAAAAGCTGGTGGAGCAGCTGGAGATATTCCAGGTTTTATGACTCAACTTCAAAATACATTTTTTAAGTTCAATATGCAAAACTGGCACAACGACGTTTCTCAAATTGGTACTGGAGCTACACTAATTGGAAAAATGGCTACCTGGAAAAAATCTAGTTTTAAGGATCTCGATCCTAGCATCAAGCAATGGTTAAGAGATTACAATATTGACGAAGGTGGTTGGGAACTACTTAGAACATTTGGTTTAAATAAGATAGAAGATGTTGATGTTATTGATTCCTTTAAACTTGACCCTAAAGACCCTGAACAAATAGCCCTTGTTAAAAAAATCATGGCTGAAACGGATGACCAGATAAATGATTTTAATTATTCAGAGCTTGCTAGTGATATTAACAATCGTAGGTCTGAGATTAGAGAAAAAATGGATACGATAGAATCAGAGTGGTGGGGTCAAAGTAGACTTGTTGAAAACCCAAAAACTGGTAGGTTAGAAAATAGATCGTCTAAAGAATACGATCTTGCACATAAAAGAATTGAGGGTTTAAAAAAGTTACTAGATAGACAAGTATCAGAACAAGATTTAGTAACACTAGAAAATGCTAAACCTAAAACTTACTCTGAAATGAGAAAGCTACCTTTAGAAGCTGGAGAAGATATTATTCAATTAATTAAAATTGTAAAGCAAACAAAAGATAGAGCTGTAAGAGATGAAGCTTTTGCCTTTAAAGATATTTTAACACCAGAAAGATATATTGAGAGAGTACAACAAAATTACTCAACGGCTATTTTTACAACAGCATCTGATGCAATCATGTTACCAGGTGCATATGAACGCTCACTTTCAAAAATAGCTGGACAAGCAGGTACTCTTCCAGGGGAATTTAATAGGCTACTTATGCAGTTTAAAACTTTCCCTATTACAGTATTAAGAAGAGCAGGAGCGCCTACATTACAAAGAGGTGCTAAACCTATGATAGAATTAATATTTATGACTACGATGATAGGTATGTTTTCTTATCAAGCAAAAGAGTATTTAAAAGGACGAACCGCACTTCCATTTGATGGAAGCTTAATACTTAAAGGTTTTATTCAAGGAGGAGCTGCCGGGTTATATGGTGATGTTATAATGTCTGCTGGTCAAAGTAAAGAACGGTTTCTTTCTGGTCTAGCTGGCCCAGGTATTACATCTACTTATGAATTAACAGCTGCTATGATAGAGCTAGTAAAAGAACCATTCACTGATGATGCTAAGGCATTGAATGCCTTTGCTAGATTTGCAAGAACTCACATGCCTTATCAGAACTTATTCTATACAAAAATGGCACTAGACTATATGATATTCAATAGTTTATCAGAACTGGGCAATCCAGGGTATCTTAATAGACTAGAAAGACGTATAATGAGGGAGAATGATCAAGAATTTAGAAGTATTTTTGGGGTTACTCCTGGAAGAGATAAGTTACTTGGAGACTAAATGACAGTAGGTGCAGCACTAGCAAGATCGGTAAGTACGGGGAACGGTTCAACGACCGAGTTCCCTTTTAATGCTCCTGTCGCTGCAGCGTCGGAGATTAAGGTCTATACTGTCGTTATAGCCACTGGTGTTCAAACATTACAAACACAAGGTGGTGGCGGAACATATGATTATTCTGTAGCTATTAACGCTTCGACAAACTATGCTACTATTACGGTAAATAACGCGTTACCTGATACACACAAGATTGTAATCATGCGTAACGTACCACTTACTCAGGAAACAGATTATGTAGAGGGTGACGCTTTTGGAGCTGAGACTCATGAAGCAGCTCTCGACAAATTAACAATGATTGCAGCTCAGATATCTGAGGTCGCAGATCGTTCCATTAAGGTCCAAGAGACCTCTGCTACGTCGAATATTACATGCGCAGAACTCGTAGCAGACAAAGTTTTAAAAGTAAATTCAGACGGTGATGGTATTGAAATGGGACCAACAACCGCGAATCTTGATACACTAGCAGGTATTACATCAGACATTACAACTGTCGCTGGAATCTCGTCTAACGTTACATCAGTTGCAGGTAATGCAACTAATATTAATGCTGTCGCTGCCGACGCAACGGACATTGGAGCTGTTGCAGGTAAAGCTACAGAGATCGGAAGACTAGGTACTGCAGACGCAGTTGCCGATCTAGCAATATTAGGAACTACTGATATAGTTTCAGATATGAATACATTAGGAACTTCTGGTAATGTAACTAACATGGACACCTTAGCAGGTATTGCATCGAACATCACAACTGTTGCGGGTATATCCAGCAATGTCACAACCGTAGCAGGAATTTCCTCAAACGTGACAACTGTTGCCGGCGTCGCGTCCAATGTAACGACCGTCGCCGGCGTTTCTTCTAACGTTACTACAGTTGCTGGTATAGCTTCTAATGTAACGACCGTCGCTAATAACGTATCAGGTATCAATGATTTTGCAGCGAGGTACAGAGTCGGATCTTCAGATCCTGGTTCTGATAATGATGCTGGTGACTTAAACTTTAACACCTCATCTAATCAATTAAAGTATTGGACTGGTAGTGCTTGGGCTGTAGTAGCAAATACAGATACTAACGTAGCAATATCAGCAAACGATACGACACCAGATTTATTACTCAATAAACTAACAGCTGGTAGCAATATATCACTAACTGAAACAAACGATGGCGGCGATGAGACTATTACGATTGCAGCGTCAGGTGAAACTAAACCTACGATCACTGGTATTAGTCCAACTACAATAACTAATACAGCATCGAATATAGTTATAACAGGAACAAATTACGTAATTACACCTAATGTAGAATTTATTGCTTCAACAGGTGTTATTACTCTACCAAATAGTATTGTTAGAGATTCAGCAACACAACTTACAGTTAATGTGACACTACCTACAGATGGTACATATTTTATACGTGTTGAAAACCCTGATGGTCTTGCTGTTAGATCGGGTTCAGCATTGCTTACAGTATCAGATGCACCTACATGGAGTACAAGTGCTGGAAGTTTAGGAAGTGTAGCGGCTGGAGCGTCAGTATCTTTTGATGTAGATGCCTCATCAGACTCAACAGTAGCATTTAGTGAGACCACAAGCGTGCTTACAAGTAACTCAAACACACCAGCAAGTACAATGAATTTAACTTTAAACTCGTCTACAGGAGCTATTACTGGTACGGCTCCAGCGGCAACAGCCGAGACAACATATAACTTTACACTTAGGGCTACTGATGCTGAATCACAAACTGCGGATCGTGCATTTAGCATTACAGTAACAGTAGGAATTAATAACTCTGGGGGATTTAACTAATGGCTAATTCATATTTGACAAGAGCAACATCATCAGCTGGTAATCAAAGAACTTACACAGTATCAGGTTGGTATAGATTTAGT